CCGTTATTACAGCGCCCCGGATCGCGTGGTGGCGCCGACGACGCGGGACGCTGCGGGAAAGCGGGTGTTTGTGACGTTCTTTTACTGGGCGTCCGATCCCGTGAAAGACATTCTCGCAAATTTGAGAAACACGGGATCGCCGGTGTGGGAGTTTCCGCAGGACGCACCGCCGGAGTACGTGCGGCACCTCAACAGCGAGCGCAAACGGGCAACGGTGGACAAGCGCACAAAGAAAACCCGCCTCCGTTGGACGGCGACAGGGCGCCCGAACCATATGTGGGACGCGGAAGCGATGAATGTCCTGGCGGCGCAGATCCTGGGCGCGTTACCTGACATGGTGTCCACCGCGCCGGAGGTTGACGAACCGCCAGCGACAGAGTAGGGTGCAGGCTCAACCCTAAACCGACGGTGTGCGACTGGCGGTTACGGAAGGCGACCCCGGCTGCCGTGTGGCATGTCCGGGGTTTTTCTTGTCCTGACCCCGTTGTTTAGATGGCTCCCGATCAACGGTTACTCCTGCAGGTGTTTTTGACGCGCGACGTGGCCGAACTGCGGGCGATCATTGCAAGCAAGTTCGACCTGGTGACCGCGGGCAAGTCCACGCTTGTTTCCAGTTCTATCGACGGCGCCGCTTTCCAGTTTAATGTGGGCGGCACGTTAAGTCCGCTGGACGTCATCATGCTGGCGCAGCAGGCGCTTAATTACAAAGCGGCGGGCATCAACGGACCAGTGCGCAGGACGCAGGCGTATTTCATATGAGCCTACTCGACAGGATCAAAACTTTCATGGGGGTAGGCACGCCAAAGGTGGGCGCCAATTACGCAGCCTACCGCAGGCAACGCCTAGTAGAAGGCGGCGTCTGGGGCGAACCCTACTGGCGCAACCACACCCAAAGCATCAGCCGCGAACTGACCGTCGGCGAGTGGCGCACGGTCAACAGTGCGGCGCGCAAACTCTATTGGAACACGGGCGTTGTGAACGCCGCGATCGACCAGAAATCCATGCTGACTGTCGGGATGGCAATGCGCCCCATCTTCACCGGCGCGGATCGCGAGTGGGGCAAGCAGGCCGAGGCGGTGCTGCTCGACTGGATGCAAATTGCATACCTCGACGGCAAAAGCTGGTGGGAAGGGCTCCGGCTTGAGTCCGTGGCGATCGACCGGGAGGGCGACCTGCTCACGATCCTGACCACGACCGCCAACGGCTACCCGCAACTCCAGCAAGTGCCCTGGCATCAAATCGGAAGCCGTGGAGACGATGGTGTTTTGACCGAGGGCCGGTATCGGGGGCTGAAAATTTACAACGGTGTCATCCTTAGCAAAACCAACCGCGCCGTGGCTTACCGCGTGCTCGGCGAAGCGCAGGACGGCAGCGAAGATCGGGACGTGCCGGTGCAGTCGGCGATGCTGACGATGGATCCGCGCGAGGTGGACCAGGTGCGCGGCATCAGCGCGTTCGCTCCCGCGATCCGGGATCTCATTTCTTTCAAAGACCTCGGCGACGACATCCAAGCAGCGTCCCGCATGGCTGCGAAAATTGGCCTACTCGTTACCAACCAGCAGGGCATGGCCGACGCATCAGACGCGTACAACGCGCTGACCGACGTGACGCCGCCCGGGTGCGGCTCGCAACTGCGGCTCACGCCGATGGCAGGCGGGCGCATTGAGTACCTCACGGCCAACGCTGGAGAGTCCATTCAGCAACTGGACGCCAAAATCCCAACGGAAGCTCAGGACCGGCTACAGGAACGGCTTATCCGCAACGCGCTGCTGGCCGCTCAATGGCCGCCGGAGTTCGGGTGGGACATGAGCCGACTGGGGGGCGCAAGTGCCCGGATCATTCTTGAGCAAGTCAACCGCGTGACATCCGAGCGACACGCCTACCTGTCGGCATTTTGCAAGCGCCGGTGCGCCTTTGCCGTGGCTCGCTTCGTGGAGTTGGGCATCCTCCCGCCCTACACTGGACCCGACGCTAACCGCGGTGGCGCCTACCAGTTCCGTTTTACCGAACCCGCGAGACTCACCGCGGATTCCGGCTACGCCAACCGCGACGCCATTGACGCCTACCGCGCTGGGATGCGGAGCATGACCGACATCCTCGCCAGCGGATCCAAAACGCTCGAGGAGCACCTTGACGAAGTGGAACGCGAGGAACTCGAGATCAAAAAACGCGTGGACCGCTCAGGGCTGACTCGCGACGTTTTCGGGCTTCTGACCCCCAACGGCAACCCAGCCACAACCGCACCCACCGAATGAAGTTCCAACGCGTTATCGAACAAGTTTTTTACCGCCCTTGGCTCATCACGCCCGGCGGCTACGCAGCGGTTCGCAAACTGGTGGAGGGCCGCGTGCTGCGCGCCAACGGCGAAGGGTACGAAATGCTGGACGGCATGACCTCGAAGCGCGAGGAGATGGAGATCGACGGGCAGGGCATCGCGCACATTTCCATTGAGGGAACGCTGGCAAAAGGGATCTCGCCGATCGAAGCGTGCTGCGGGGCGCATGACTACGAGTGGATCACGGAGGATCTCGAGGACGCCATCGAGGCCAACGTGCGCGGGATCATGCTCGAGATTAACTCGCCGGGGGGCAACTGCACCGGCTGCTCAGAAGTCGTCGACATGATTCAAGGGCTCACCGTGCCGATCGTGGCCTACAGCGACGACACCGCTTGCTCTGCTGCGTACAACATTGCCGTCAGCTGCGACAAGGTCATTGGCTCTGTGGGCTCAACTTGGGGCAGCATCGGCACGATTATCCCCTGGCTGGATCAGTCGGCAGCCTACGAGGCCGAAGGGCTGCGGTGGGATCCCATTACGTCGGGACCGCTCAAAGGCGCAGGCATGGGACCGTCACTGACACCGGCGCAGCGCGCGAGCCTGCAGCAGCTGGTGGACGACAGCTTCGCGCAGTTCCGCGACAACGTCCTTCGCAACCGGCGCGTTGCTGACGAATACATGACCGGCGCCGCTTATCTCGCGCCGCGAGCGAGGATGGGCAACCTCATCGACGCAGTGGGGACAGAAGAGCTTGCATATTCTGAACTTTTGCGTATGGTGGGCGCGTAGTTGTTCATTTGGTTTGTTGTTTCCACCCCGCCGGGCTGTCTCTCCCGGCGGGGTTTTTCTTGTCCGAACGCTCAGGGGTATATGGAGTCTACTCCGGCAACCCTTACCGACGCGCTGGCAGCGTTGTCCGCCGCACAGGCTGACCTCTCGGCGCTTAACGCACTTACCGCCGAGCACTCGGCGCTGGTGGCTCAATTTGACGCACTCAAGGCCCGCAGCGCGGAATTGTCCGCCGCCCTTGAGCTTGCCAACGCAAACAACCGCGACCTCGCCGCCGCTCTCGACGCCGTAAAGGCTGCCGAGGCTGACGCATCTGCGAAGGCAAACGCAATCGTCGCCAGTCTAGGCGTGCAGCCCGTGGCAATTCAGCCGGAAGCGGCGACCGCGCCTAAGTCGAAAGACGAATTGTGGGCGCACTACCAGACTTTGGGCTTCGTCGAGCGCAATGCGTTCTACGCGGCGAACAAAGACAGAATGAAGCTCAACTCCTAACCTCTACTGACTCAATCATATGGCACTCAACGGTGTTTTTCTTGCTCAGATCGCGCAGCAATCGCTGCCGTTCCTCACCAACGCTTTCGCTCCCCTGCGTGGCGTTACCACTGACTTTTCTACGGACGTTGCGTCCGCTGGGCAGTCTGTGACGACTCGGTTTGCTACGGTTCCTTCCGTGGTGGACATCGCCAGCGTCGGTTACACTCCCGCCGACGGCGACACAACCGCTCGCACCATCACGCTGGATCAGCACCAGGGCGTGACGCTTGGGTTCACCGACATCGACGTTCTCCAGTCGTCCATCAACTTTGAACGCCTTTTCCTCGCGCCTATGGTGCAGGCTCTGGGCGCCAAGGTGTTCGGCGATCTCTGGAATTTGGTGACCGCTGCGAACTTTGCGCAGACTCCGCTTTCCTCGAGCGCAGCCAATTTTGACCGATCTGACGTCATCGACCTGGCGCAGCAGCTGACCAGCTCCGCTAAAGCTCCGAAGTTTGGCCGCGCAATGATCCTCAACCCTGCCTATTACGGCGCGGTTTTGAAGACCTTCATCAGCGCTGAAATCCCGACCATCACGGAGTTCAAGGCCAACAACACGGTGCCCCGCGTGTCCGGTTTTGAAGTTTACGAGTCCGACCTCTGCGACGTTAATGGCGAAGCGCTGGCCGGGTTTGCGATGCACTCCAGCGCGCTCATCATGGCCGCCCGCCGTGTTAACCCGGAAGCGGCGTTGCAAGATTCGATTGAGATCGCCGAAGTGGTGGTGCCCGAGCTTGGGCTGCCGGTGACCTTCCGCCGTTACTACGACCGCGCGCTGGGCAAAACCTGCATCAACGTGTCGATCATCTACGGCGTTGCCAAGGGCACCAACATGGGCGTCCGCATCGTCACTCCCTAACGACTGACCCTCCAAAGAGCCGGGGCTCCCTACACCGGGGGGCTCCGGCTTTTCACCGAATATCCCAAAATGAAAATCTCTCTCGTCCTTGAGGACGTTGGCGCAGGCCCGCAAATTATTTTTTCCACCGGTTCGCCCGACGAGGCGCGCCGTTTTTACAAGGCGCACAACGGAGCAGGTCGGATCTACCTAATTTGCAACCCGACCCCCGAAGGAGTGAAGCTCAACAAGCTGCCGGTGGAGTTGCCAAAGCCTGTGTCTCGTCGCAAGGCTGAACCGGCGCTGATCTAATGAGCGAATTCCTCGCCATCACTGCCACCGCAATGGCCGACGCAATCGGCTATATGCAGGCGGACACGGTTGTTTATCAAGGCGCAACCGTGTTTGCAGTGGCCAGCGAGAAGGAATCGCAGACGCTGGCCATCGGTGGCTTTGAGTCGCACTTTACAGGCGCGGTCCGACTTGAAAAAGCCGGGTTCCCCACGCCGGTGAAGGGCACGAAGCTGACGCTCAACGGCAGGGAGCTGCGCATCGGTGATATTGCCGAGGATCCTATTTCGTGGACGTTGTACCTGGAGGATCCGAGCCGATGATCGACCTTCTCACATGCGAAGTAATCCGCGACGAGATTGCGCCCGACTTCACCGGCACCTACATAGGGCTCCCGCATGACGGGGAGTCTATCACGATGCCGTGCATTTTGCTGGACCTTCGCGGGGATGCGCTGGTGGGTGGACCGCTGCAACGTGGTGCGTTGACCGTGGCAGTAATGAGCCAGGCTGACGACTCCACAGTCGCGGAGCACATTGTGCTCGTTCAGGACGTGACAGACGCGATCAAGGGCGTCACCGGCAGCGGTTCCGCGGTGCAGGTTTACGGCGTGGTCGCGACCTCATCGGAGGCGCAAAACACGGAACGGCATTGGATCACGAATTTGCAGTTCACCTTGGGCTACGGCCCGCAACCTTAAATCCCATGGCCACATTTGGAGTCACCTCAACATTCGGACTGACCGCGCCGACCGGCAGCTTTCTGCAAAGCTCCGAGCGCACGCA